GCCAGCTCCACGATGCCGGTGCGCGTCGCCGTCGCCGTGCGGGATGCTAGGCCTGAAGGAGTCACCGCGCGGTCACTGTCGGTTCCGGTTTGCGTCTCCGCGTCAGTAGCAAGCTCGACAAGACCAGATCGTGCGGACGTTGCGGTGAGCGACGCGAGACTAGCGGGAGTGACGGCACGAGCAGTATCAGTGCCGTCTTGCGTCTCGGTATTCGTGGCCAGTTCCACCACGCCCTTGCGGGTTGTCGTGGCGGTAACGTCTTGGAGCTTGGCAGGCGTGAGGATGCGCGTGTCGTCCGATCCGGCTTGCGCTTCGGCGGTCGTCGCGATCTCGGCGACTCCCTTCACGGTTTCCGTGGCAGGTGGGTAGTCGAACTCGATGTCACCCACCGTCACGCTGCCAGCGGGAAGCCCGGTGATCACCAAGTCGGCGGCGATGAGCGCGACGGTCTCCGAGCCTTTCGTGATGATCGCGGCGGACTGAGAGTAGACGGCGAGCAAGGTGCCGTCGGTGAGGAACAGCCCGATCTCCCGCACGGTGTAGACGTCGGACGAGGTGTCCGATGCCGTGACGTGGATCGTGTCATTGGCGACGGCCGCACCACCGATGGCGGTGATCTTCTTGATCTCGGTATTGAGCGCGGTGGCGGCGGCGGTAGGCGTCCACGATGCGGAGCCAACACCCACACGGTTGATCGTCACCGGGTTTGTTCCGGTGTTGTTGGCCGCGACGATGGCGGCTTTTCCTGCGTTCGTTAGAATAAATGCGATTGGCATGAGCGTTAGTAGGTTGCTTGTCCGTCAAGGCGAGTGAAGACCGCCACTCTCCCCAGCGAAACAATGTTGAACGGTCCAGTTGTCGAGACTCCGAACACGATGTCGTAGTGCGAGCGCAGCGGCTTCGTGCGGTTGATCTCCGACACCATGAGCGCCTGCGCTTCGACAGACGTGTCCTGAGCTACTAGGGAAATAGTAAATGTGTGAGGCGTCCCGACAGGCGACTTGTCGAACCACTCGGTCATGACGGCCCCCGCGCCGATGGCGTTGAGCGCGTCCGTCACAGCCTTCTTGGTTCCCTTTCGACGAGCGGTCTCGATGGCGGTGCGCACGACGGCGCGCTTTGTCACCTCGCTCCAACTCGGAGACCACGTATCGACGGAGAGTGCCCAGGCGAGCCAAGGCAGGATGTCCAGCGGGCAGGTGTCGGGATTCCACAGCGGACGCAGCGGCGACGCGACATTGGACACGCGCGAGGTGGCAAGTGCCATGTCGCGTTCCTGCTTCGTCGCGGAGGGTGGGAGGAGATCATTCATCGGTGCCAGCCAGCGTGATGGTTTTCGCGGTGCAATGACCGTAGGAGGTCTCGTTGATGGAGATGTTCGCGGTGGGTGCGGTGAGGTTCACGCGCTGCACACCGGGCTGGTGGAGCGCGGCGTAGATGCCGGAGAGCGTGATGTCGAAGCCCACCTTCCGAACACTCGCGATGTAGGCATCGAGCGCGGCAATCGCGGTAGTCAGGACGACCGACGAGTCGGGGCCTGGATAGGTGTAGAGCGCGGCGGTCACGGCGTAGTCCACCTTGGTCGCGGCCTGCACGGTCACGAGGTCGGTGAGTGGTCGGATCGCGTCGTCGTTCAAAGCGGCGTTGACGGCATTGATGACCGCCGTCGCGGGCTGTCCATTGCCGACACGCGAAAGCACGGAGATCCTCACGTTGCCCGGCGACGGTGACGTAGCCGAAACATCGAGCACGTCGGGATGCGCGGAGAGCGAGTGGAAGATGTAAGCGCCCTCCGGACCAGCGACCGAGTAGCCTTCGAGCGACAGTTGGATGCGGCGGCGGAACTCGGTGTCACTCTCCATCGTGGGCAGCACGGGCGGCACCGCTTCCGGGTCGCCGGGGTCAAGCTCGAAACGCTGGACACCGAACAAGGCGCCGAGCTGGTCGAGGTCCGCGCCGGTGGCGTAAGCGAGCATCACCGCACGAGCGGAGTCATTCACCCGCTGGCGAACGATCAGCTCGCGATAGGCGGCGACCTCGAGAATCTTGTAGGCGGGATCGGACTCGACAAGCGCGGTGAAGGCAGGATCACGCGCCTGGAGATCGGCGAGCATGGCGGCAAAAATGGTCTCGAAGTTCAGCTCCTCGATCACGTCGGGAGCTGGCAGCGTGGACAGGTCAATTTGGGTAAAGGCACTCATGCGGCGATTTTGATTCCGTCGAGGAACACAGGTTCACCCGTCGGCAGATAGATGGCTTCGAGGTCAATGGAGATCGAAGCCGGGGAAAGGGAGGACACCTGCACACGCTGGACTTGGAGCCGGGGTTCCCACGTCATGAGAGCCTCGGCAGTGGCGGCGTAGATTTCCACGATCGTCACGTCGTTGAGCGGATTGTCGAGCAGATCGAACAGGCGGGAGCCGTAGTCTCGGCGCATCACGCGCGAGCCTAGCGGGGTTGTGAGGATGTCGCGGATCGACTGCCGGAGATGAGCAATCCCCGACAATGGCTTTCCGGTCGTCGCGTCCGTGCCTCGCATTGGCAGGACTATCGTTTTTGAGCGGGGAAATGGCGAGCGGGGTTTTGAAAGATAACGCCCACCCGGCGAACCGGATGGGCGGCTATGAGCACACATTACTGATACACGGGAAACTGGTTGCAGAGGTTGGATTTGAACCAACTAATCTGAAATGTTCAAAATGCCTGCATGGACTTTGCGATGGCAATTTTCACACAAACATACGCACTTTAGCAACTCTTTTCTTAATCGATTGCCGCTTATCTTCATTCGTGATGCGTCACCAACATTAAATTCTTTTGTAGCTGCTACAACATGATGCGCTGATAAGCAGCAATGCTCTGCTTCATCGCATAACATGCACCCTTTATTTTTGAACTCTGCTAATAGCAGTTTAACTTCATCACGGTATCGAGCATCATTGTCATGAACTCGTTTTAGGTGCCTTTCCTTGAATACAGGATCAGAAGCAAACCTCTTTCTCATGTATTCTCGATGATACTCTCTGCGTCTTTCAGGATTCTTACTGGGCATGCATTATGCTACAAAGTAATCATAAGATGTCAAAGATTTTATGATGCCTACGATTGAACCTGCACACGCTCGCTATGCTTTCGCAGTCTCGGCGGAACGTGTGCAGGAGTGTAACCAACCAAGATTACGTGGGAATCGTCGCGGTTTTTCACCGCATGTCAAGAATAATTTGAAGGACTTTATCAGGCATACAACCACACCAACCCGAAGGCATGAACTAAATCAACGGTGAGAGCATCGCCATCCTTCGTGAGACCGGTTGCAAATTATTTTGTAGCTTGAAAGTGCATGGCGTCGTAGCCCCAGAAAGCCCCGGCGGACACCCACCCTTCACGGGCGAAGCACTCCATGATTTCAAGCGGCATGTCCGCCTTCATTGGCCATGAGTCACGGAACGTGTTGTCGTCGGCGTCAAGGTCGATGGCTGCACCGTATGCGTGGAGCGAGTAGGTAGATCCACCTCGCTTAAGCCGGAAGTTGTAGACACCGGAGAAGTCCTGCGCCTCGTCGGCGAGGTCCGGCCGTGCCGGAAGAAGGTCGCGGATTGAAACGAGGATGCGAACCAGAGACTCCGCGCACCTGCGGTGGACTCTCGTGCGCGTGACACGCTGTCCGGCGTAGAACATCGGGTAGGGCAGGTCGATCATCACGAGTTGGCTCTCGTCGCCTGGCCTCCCGTAGAAGCCTTGCAATGCCGCTGGCGATGCCGACGGCCACGGGCTCGGCCATGGCATCATGGCGCGGAGATGCGCTTGGCAGGCGGCTTGTGACCTCGGTCCCCAGAAGCCGTCGGGCGTCGCGCCCACCCGCTCCTGCATCTTCATGATCTCGTGCGTGTTCATGCCTTGAAGCCTTGGTAGTTACGCCAGCCGAACAACCGGACAGCGCGATAGATGACGAACCGTTTTGCCGGGTGAACGCCGAGAACTTCCATCCCTTCACGGAGGATGTCGTCGGCTTGCTTGCGCGTGAGCGTCTTGTTGTTCGATGAGTAAAGGAAGTCGTGTGGCAGCGCGGCTTTGAAATACTCGCCGAACGGGCTGAGAATGCTCCAGAACACGCGCGGGATCGATGCCCCGTCGGTGACTGTTCCTTTCGGAACTACGATGAGGCCATGCGATGAATAGAACCGGAACCGCTCCAAGGTGATGAACAGGCGAGAGTCGCCACGCATACCAATGTCTTCGAGCCTAATTGTGTCAGGATATTTGTCTTTCATAAATCATTTGGGAACGCCCGAATCGTCGCTTCCTGCGCTAACTTGTCCGTGCTTGTGGTTCTTCAACGAGATTGCACCGGCTTTCACATCGCCGGTCACTTCGATGTCGCCATTCAACGTGAGCTTGCCCCCGGCAATCGTGAGGGTCATGCCGCCCACGCTGATCTCGTAGGAGCCTCCGGCGGGAAGCGTGAGCTTCTGGACGTTCTCCCGGGTGTCGGGTGCGGGGTTGCCGTCG